TCTATCAGCAATCTCTGTAGCGATATTATCTGGACTGATAATAAGGCTCATGTCTATAGTATTACCAGCCATTAATGAGCAATGCCTCCGAACCTAGGAGAGTAAAGTGTAGTCGGTACAATTACTTTCCTGTTAATCATATGAGCAGAAGGCTTCACTGCAATCTCAATAGCAGAAGACAAAGCATCCTTGATATCATCATGAGGAGGATTCCTTGTCACAAGCTCTTCTTCTAGAAGCTGACAGTTACCGCCCTTGTAATGGTAGATAGAAAGGTTATCATATCTTGGTTCAAGGATTGCAGCCATTCTTTCTTCCTTTGAACCAGAGTGCCTAGTAGGTTTATGTTCTTCAACCTTCAACATAAGCCCGTGAGGTTTGATATAACTTTCTTTCAACTCTTGAACAATTGCAGACTGTGCAGCAGTGACTTCAGCCCTGATCTTCTTAAAATCCCATTTGTTAAGTAGCTCAAGGATGTGTCTAAAGTACTCAGAAATCTTGTCCGTTCTGAATCGGTCAATGTCAAGAACATAAACATTATTTTCGTAATCTACCCCAATAACAACAATAGCTGTATAGTCTGCTTTTTTTCTTAAACTATAAGCAAAGTCAACTGCGGCAAATACATTTAATTTTCTGTCCTTATGATACCATGAACCAGAGGTCTTTGTCAAGTATTCTTTTTCAAAGTACTGAAATTTATCATAGTCAATAGGTCTATTATCTGGATCACTTGGATCATTATAATACTGCGCTCTAAACTGAGTCTTATCTAGATACTGCGCTCTCTTCTTAGCCAAGACTTGAATATCAAAGCCAAAGGACTTGCCATCCTGTCTTGTCTGACGGGGCCAGAGGAACTGTCCTGTCCCATCACCAATGTCTTCTACAGCCCTCTCAAAGACTTCGTAGATAGGATCTGAACCGATTATTTCAGAGGTATTATTATAGATATCCTCTTCCATGCTAAGGAGTTCTGAGTACAAATCCTTGGGATGATATCGAGTACCTACTACCCACTCTCTAGCATCAGCACCTTCAATAGAAGACAGAAGCGAATACTGAGATTTAACTTTGTCTCTACCTTCTTGGGTATAAGCGTTCTCGTAGACGACAACGTCATCAAGGACAGCAATGTCACAGTGAAGACCAGTCAGTGATGTCGTAAGACCACCTGTAAAGACTGAGGGATCACGGATATGTTCTTCTTTTCTTAGTGGATGATCCAGACTGATTTCAGTCATGGTCCACTTTTCTCTTTTGCCCTCATCTTCATGAATATGATCAGGCCAGTATCTTCTATGGATGTCAGAGGTAAAGATAGACTTGATAAATGAAAGCTGCTTCTGAGCCAGATTAGATGTAGCTGAGATATAGAGAACCCTCAGAGTAGGGTCCTTTGTAAGTTCCCAAGCAACTCGGTAAGCAATCATGGCAGACTTACCGTGATCTCTTGGAAGAAGGGTTAGCTGATGAGACTTAGCTTCTTCTTTGTTCCACCAACGGCAGAGTTCTTCATGGACAGAACCAAGTACCCTGTTAGGGGAGACAAGCCTGATAAAAGTAATCAGGTCTTGTTCTGCCGCTTCTCTGATGTCGTTAATACTTGCCATTACTGAAGCTTAAGACCAATTCTTTCAGCGTCATCTCTGAAAGTCTTGCTGGTTTCTACTTCCTTACGAAGTTCAGCATTGATCTCTTCCTTGCTAGGACGGCCTCTCTTACTCTTTCTATCGAGGTATTCGTTGTCAGCAAGATACTTCATAGCCTGAAAAGAAGACTTTTCATCTACTGTAGCAGCGTTAATGATAGCCTTCATAGCCCGTGCTTTGAGCTTAAGGTTCAGTTCTTTACGCCACTGGTCAATATGTTTTCTGATAATCGGGGATTCAATAAGTCTTTCCCAATGCTTGTACGAACCCAGAGTAGCAATAGCAAAATTGTACTCTGTAACGTCTTCCATTGAGAGGTAGACACTCTTCATGCTTCTGTAGATCTTATCACCAACGATAAGATCCTTTTCCTTTAGAGTCCAACTCGTACCAAACTCTGGCCTTTCATCAGGCAGAGTAGTCTCGTAGAACAAACCCTTTGTCTGATAACCGCCCATTATTCACACCTTCTTTTTCTATGATTCCATTTGCCACCAGTAAGCTGACATTTCCGCCAAGCTTCTTCTTCTTTAAGTGTCATTCTTTTAAAGAGGAACGGAAGAGCAGCCCTAAACATAACAGATCCAATACCTATCCAAAATGTCGGGGATCTTGCTATAAGGATTCCTCCTGCAAAGACCCCTAACACTAACGATAGAATTAGAAGGGGTTCAACCCAGTTCATTACGCAGTCTTCTTAGACCAGATAGACCAGCCAGCAGCAAAAATAGTACCCAAGGCACCAAGGACTGTTTCAAGAGTCCCAGCATCAATCATACCCTTAGCTACGAGATAACCACCACCAGCAGCCAGAACCGCTCTAGCAACGCCCCAGATCATTTCCTTTGTCATTCATTTTCTCCTATGGATATTTGTTTTTTGGTAGTTCAAAGTGAGGACCATCTTTGAAACTCTTCCAGTCACCACCCCAAACAATAGGGATATCTTCTAATTCAGCAGCTTCCTTCATATACTCTGCCAGTCTTGCGTAGAGGGGCCAGTCCCATTTTACTTTACCCTTCAGTGTAACAGCAAAGTCAACAGCCTTGGCATACCCATCTTTACCGGGGATGTGTCTAGACTTGAGAGTCTGGCTTGCACCATTCTTAACCAGAATCTTTTGCTCTTCCAAGGTTCTAACAGTGCAAGTAATTACAGCCCCAAAGTCAGAGTCCTTGTTAAGTTCCTGCATTCTTCTAACAACCTTTAGAAGATCAGGATGCAGTTTCTTTAGTTTGTTCTCAGATGCCTGATTAAAAATCATTTAAGATTACCCCAGTAATGCCAAGTTCCAATAGCTAGAATTGTTAAAATACCTGTCGTGATAATCCTAGCAATTGTTTGCTGGACTGTCTTTTTTGTGTCTCTCCAAGATTCCAGAAGACTCCTGACTTCCTGAATATCCTTACCAGCCTGATCATCGTGAAGGCCAACCTTACGAAGAGCGTTATCAGCGCCCCTCTCTGCTGCCTTTTCAATAAGTGTATCAAGGTCTTCTGGAGACAACATTTACAATACCCCTACTTCAAGAGTTTGGTTATTCTTGTGTTAGAGTCGGATCAATAAAAGTAACCCCATCCCATACCCATCCAAATGCGTATCTTTCAACGCCTTCGATGAGGACAAGACTGTTTCCTTCACCACAGTCAAATTCTGTAACACCATCCCAGAGGATGAAGTTAAGTGCTTTATTATCTGGTCCAATAATCGCGTATCTCTTATCCATTACCACACCCAAATTTCAAGTCTTCCGGCTGCACCTGCACCAGATGAGTTAGCATTTTCATATCTTGCACCACCTCCACCACCGGGGGCAGTACCATTCGGAGAACCACCTGTGATAACTCCGGGACCTCCAGCACCAGCCATAACTGATGTACCACCAGTAGTGGTTACTGATTCTGCTCCACCACCTCCTCCACCGCCCAAATAAGCGTTTCCACCGGGGGCAGTAGTATTACCCGCAGCAGAACCACCTCCACCACCTCCACCCCAAGTAGTTGGAGTCACTGTAGCAGTAGTAGTAGCAAATGCTCCAGTTCCACCACCATTACCAGCCGTACCACCAGCCGTATTAGAACCAGTGCCGCCAGCACTTAAGAATCCTCCACCACCGCCTCCGCCAACAGTGTTTGCGTTTCCACCGCCACCTCCACCACCAAAGGCCGTTAAAAGGATTGCTCCAGATCCGAATGTAGTATTACCACCGGGGTTTCCAGATCCAACGGAAGATACCGCAGCACCACCAGCAGCGATTGAATAAGAAATAGTAGACCCGCGCGATCCAAGATCAGAGATATTGTAGAGGCGTTCTGTATAACCACCTCCACCACCTCCTCCGCATCTAAGACCACTGTTATTACCACGGGCACCTGAACCGCCACCACCCCAAGCTCGGACTAGAAAAAGATCTCCAACAGATGGAA